TCCCATTTCTTCGGGTCACGTTTTATTGCTGTACTCATAGAACCCTCTATAAAACGAAAAAAAGGGAGTTCCCCATATGAATGAGAAACCCCCTAAATTTTGAGTTAACCGTGGTTAACTACCCTATGCAGTCATCAGTGCGATTGCACAAGCAGGGCGAAGGACGTTATGGCCCATCGCGTACTTAGCAACCATTAATGTGCCTTGACGGTTAATTTGGTACTCAGACTCAACGCCCAAGTCCATCAACTTAACAGTAGCAACAGCATCACGAGTCATAATCAGACCACGAACTTTCGCGGCAAGGTCAACAAGGTTTACACCATCTGTTGTAGTGTTAGTGATGTCGTAAGCAGTTGTACGACCTGAACCAGCAGAGTTAGCCAACGGACGGTTGCCCTTTGACTGACCCTTAGAACCGCCAGCAACCTCAAGAAGGTCTGCGGTTACAAGGTGGTTCGACATAACTACTGGCATACCAGCGATTGTTGGAACAACACCTGACGCTACTGAACCATTGCCACCGAAGTCGCGGTTCATGTATGTCAGCTTATTGCCATCAGTTACATCAAGCAGAGCGTAATACTGGTCTGGTGGGAGTACAACTACTGCACCACTCTCGTAGCCTACGTTCTTCTTATCGAACTCTTTCTTAGCGTCAAAGATTGACTTAGCGATTTTAGCTGGGTCAATAATATCTGCGCCACTACCAGTACCGATTGTAATATTATCAGTAAAGTCTTCTTCAGTGAACGCTTTGTAGTCCTGTACCAGTGCGGCGGCACGGGTAGCGTTGGTTGAAAGCGCGGCCTTCAGAGCAGTACGTAGGATGTTCTTATCTGCTTCAGTAGCCAGTGCAATACCAGCTTCTTTAGAGTAAGTAGAACGAACATCATAGTGGTTAATCGCTTCATCAATGTTTGTGATGAACTGACTAGAGATGAGCAAGTCATCAATAGTTACGATACGTTCTGAAGCTCGTACCTGACCACCAGTAATTTCGTTTCCGGGGGTGTGGTACTCAGCAGTTGTGCGTCCAAGCATCGGGAATGATGCTGACTTCCCCTTAGTGATTGTGCGAGTCCGAATGAGCGGCATCATAATGTTCTTAGCTTCAAAGCTAGTAAGAATCTCACCAGCATACAGCTTTAAGAACAAATCACGCACATCACCAGAAAGGTTTGTTTGGCCTAAACGGGATACGTCATAGGCTGGATTAGATGCGCCTTGCATTGCCATCTTAATCTCTCCTTTATAAGTGTTGTGATTTAGTTAGTTGTTATGACCACTCAGCCTCTTCTCACTCCCTTTCTCCGACAAGATTGTCCCTCGCAAGGGGTCAGGGGGTAGTCGTTCATGTGCTTTGGCTTTGTGTATATAAAAAAGAGGTGAGACAAAAATCCCACCCCTCTTAGTATTTGGAGACAGTGTTTATAGTACCGAAGACTGTTGTAACCTACGGGCTACTTGGTCACGGTATGCAGAGTCTTTCTCGTACCTTGGGTCAGACATAGCGGACGTTAGTTCCGCCAGACTGTTGAAAGCCCCTACTGAATTACTGGATGCTTCACCACCAACTAGGTTGGGTTCTACACCAGCTTCGGAACGGTAACGAGCGGCAAGACCTTGAATTGCAAACATTGCTGTACCCATATCGCCACTGTCAACGGCTGAGTTAAATGCGTCTTGCTCTGCTTCAGATAATGAGGTGGAAGCCCACTGCATCATATCGTTATAGCCTTCTTCGCTACCTACGGTATTAAATGCTTGTTGGCGGGTTGATTCCATAATCGCCATCTGACCGTCAATAAATTGGTCTACAACATCTGACGGGATACCAGCTTTTTCAAGCGTATCATAATCGTTATCAGATAGACCGCCTTCTTCCCAGAAGGTGTTCGACATGGTATCAAAGTCAATACCGTTTTCGTTTAGAAACTCTTGGACTTCTTCTGTTTCCATATCGTCTACAGAGCTTTCTGCTTCTTCGTCAGGTTCGCTCTGTTGGTGAAATTGCTTCTCAAGATTTGAGTAGGCATCTGCCATATCTTGAGGAGACTTAAACTTCTCTGGTAGCCACTCTGGGCGTTCCTCAGAAGTATTATTAAGACCTTCCGCCTTTTCAACCATCTCTTTAACATAGTTTGGGTCTTCAGGCGGTTGCTCTTGATGGGTATTTAGTACGTCAACCATTACACTGTCTCTTCTTCGGTTGGTTGATTCATCATTTGTCCGACAATCTCAGGGGCGGCTTTTTCAGCCATCTTACCCATTGTCTGTTGTGTCAACGCTTGCTCTTGTGCCATTTGCATAGCTTGTTGCTCTTGTGTCTTTTGCTCTAGTGTTTTGACTAGACCACCAGTATCAATTCCAAGAGAAGCCCCTAGTCGGTCAATGTAATCATCAACATTTAGGTTTTGCGCTATAATCTCAGGACCAAGAGGCTGTAGCATCTGTAAGAACTGAGACAACTTATTTAAGTCCTGTCCTCGCCCAAGGGCTTCGATGCCTGTGACAATCTGTGGCTTAACAGCATCCTTTGGCATCTTTGGCATTTTGCCTGTGCGTTCAAGACGAGCCAGCAACAGCTTTACAAGTGGGAATTGAAACTCTTGAGATAGAATACTATAGACACCGCCAAGGGCAGTCTCTAGCTCTTGCGCCATATAGCGAACTTCTTCAGCAGTAACACGTTCAGCGTTTCGCTGGACTGCACTGTTGAGTAGGAAAGCAAACTGCAATCTTTCTGTAATACGAAGTGCAGTTTCCTGTGCAACCCTAAAGTCATTATACTTTTGAACTTGAAGGGTTGTTACATCGTTAGCATCACCCTGTACGATAGCCCCATTAGGTGCTTGAGCGAGGGTGGCTTGTTTGGTTGTACCGTTAGGACGAACCAAGAATAATACTTTTGATGACGCGGCGGAGCCTTCTACGATAGCTCTAGTAAGAGCCTCAAGACTTCGTAAGTCACCTATATACTCTTCGACATAGCCCCGCCCATAATCTTCACCATCAATTCTGGTTAGGCGAAGGGGTATGAAGGGTACACGGTCAAGAGGGTAGGTTCCTCTGGTAGAAGGGATTTGGAAACCCATTACCTCTTGATATACCTCAAATTTGTTTTCTTTACGACAAATGTATGTGTAAAGGTCTAATGATTTTGTGTGTGTATCAGTCTCGCTGTAGTCCTCAGATTGACTCAGCATCTCCTGTGCTTCTTTAGGTAGCATCAGGGGTGATACGGACTCCTTGGTGATAATCTCCATGACGTTACCCATCGTGTCACGTTTAACAACGTAACGGTCAATGCGAAACACCTTCATACCACCTTCTTTTGGTAGGTAAACTAGGGAGTTACCAGCAACAATAAGTTGCTTTAGAGCCTCGTGAATTGGTACACGAACCGCAGAACCTTCGATTTCTTGCATCCCAGCCCGTTCTATTCGGGCAAGAGCCTCTTCGACTGCACCACGAGCATCCTTGCCAGCCATTGCTTCAATATCAAAATCATCAATAGAGAGGCGAAAGAAGGGTGAGTTTGGCGGCAATAGTGCCATTAGGAGTTTGCTGGCTAGGTTGTTTACACCTCTTGCCCCTACAGATTGGTAGGGGGTTTTGTAAACTGTGCTTCCAGTATGTCCTGACGGTGGAATAAGTGTAGGGATTGTTAGCTCTGAGGCGTCCCTTGCACGTTCAAGAAATGAATGTCTATGTGACTCAAGCTGAGAGTACCGACCAGCAACGGACTTACTTTTTTCCATTTGCATAAGGATATCTCCACTAATTACTTAGGTACGTTCACACCCGCTCCACTACCTACACCACCAACAGCACCACTATCTTTCTTTGGTATCTTGAATTGGTTCTTACCCATACGTCTACGCTTCTTGACGTTTGACGCATTGTTTGGGTTAGATTGTTCCTCAGAATATAGAGGGGTAGATGCACCCGCCGCCACCTTCTTTTCAGGTGCTGGTGCGGGTTTTGGGGCTGGTTTTTTAGGCTTCACTACTTTTGGTAAAACCCGTCTAATTGGTTTAGGTAGTCTTTTAACAATCTTCTTAACTGGCGGAGCGCACATTAACTTCCCCCTTTTGGTATGTTGAGGCCAGTACCACCAAGGCCACTGACGTTCACGTTGTTTTGAAGGGGTACTTTGAACATGCCTTTACCGCGCTTCTTCTTCTTTAACTGCCCAGACGTTGTATCCACAGCATTAAAGTCAATATCACTATTTGATAAAGGAGATGCGGCAGATGACGGTGGTGGTGCAGGGGGGTCAGGCATTTTTGGCATTTTTGGTTTGAATGGACCAACACACATAATTAGGTTTCCTCGTCCTCTGGAAATTCGGTTAGTTGGCGTATCTTTTCGATAACGCTCTGTTGCCCTTGTAAGAACCGAACTTCTTCAATACCTATCTTTGCATCTTTTGGTATGCGGTCAGGGTATTGGCGTTCTAGGTACTCTAGGACTTCTTTAGTTATTAAGGGTGTATCTGTAAAAATTTGCATATTTCTGTGAACCCGATAATGTCCATTAATAAAAAAAGGGCCACCCGAAGGTGACCCTATAGTTAACCACGGTTAACTCTCTCTAAAGTTCGCAAGCACCAGACGTACACGCAAGCTCTTGTGAAGCTATCGTCATATCATCTACTTCGCGGTATTCAGAGAAAGAAACCTCTGGCATTTTAGAGGAAAGCTCTTTGAATTGCAAGTCGGTAATTTCTTCATATGGGGCTTGCACATATGAATGGCTTCCATCTTCGCGTGGTAGGAATGAGACTCCGCCCACATCATCAAAATTGTTGTAAACATATGCCCCGACATCAAACCACTCCTCTTCAGAAACATATACGGTTATACTTGGATTGTGTTCCGTCCAATGAGTTCGGTAAGTCATCCACAAGTGTAATTGTTCAAGCGCACTCATATCATTGCGAGTGATACAGTCCTGTGGCGACTCAATAGGGAACGAGAACACATGGTTAAGTGGGTTGTAGGTATCCACTTCGTTTGGTATGCCCCTGTCAATCATCCAACCAGCTAGTGGGTCTTTGACATCTGCACGGACACGGCGAACATAATGCTTGGCATAGCGTGGGTGAATACCAGAAGCAGAAGAGCTTAACTGAGAAACAGTACCGCTTGGTTTGACACAGGTGGTTGCAGTAGATTGCTGGATTCCCAGTTTATCTGCCCACTTCTTATTTGTATCAACGACAACAGCCTTTAGTCTCTCTAGTCTCTCAGGTAACTCTTCACCTTCGTACATTAGAGGATTGTCGAGAATGCCTGTGAAGCTAACGCCTAGCAATCTTTCCTCTTCCATGTTCTTCTTCCAAGAACTACGTAGATACCTTACATCAGTAAGGGCTGACTGTAGTGTGCCAAGAAGAGCCGCAATGTATGCTTTGTGTGTAAGTGTCTCCTCAGTATCCTCTGGGCGGATGATAATTTCTGAGAGGTTGCAAGTCTGCATACTTCTCAATAAAATTTCGCCGCAAGGATTTGTACCAAACGCATGGTCTGGGTCACGCCTACCAGATTTCTTAGCCTGTGCCTGTGCCGCCTGACGATTAAAGATACCTCGTTCACCTGATTTTGACTCATATAGTGATGTCCATTCACGTAGGAACGCACCCATATCTGGCTGTCGGGTGTAAGCTACGCTGTTGTTTGCGTAAGAGCGGTTCACGTTATCGTCCCACCATTTGCCAGACTTACAGTGACGCATCCTGTCATCAGCTAGGTCAGATAGACTAATCATTGCAGAACGTCTGACGCCACCTACAACAACCGCCGCGGCGACAGCACACATAATGTCATGTGCCTCAAGGCTGGTTAGCTTACGACCAGCGGCTTTCTTGAAGATACCTACTGTAAACCTAAAAAGGTTTTCTAATGGGTCAGGACCAGATGCTCTACCACCAAATACTTTCAATCGCTCACCCGCAGGGCGGATGCCCGACAAATCCCACTTAGGTATCTCGCCAGCATACAGACGGGCTACGAGTTTACGCATACCCTTTGCCCAGCCAATCTTGCTATCTTCTACTTTA